TGTTATCTAAAGGTACACTAATACCTAAAGCAGATCTTAAAAAACTTTTTATAGATTCAGCTGCTGCGGCTGGTCGAGCCGTTAATACAAATATATCACGATCGCCTTTTGCTTCAGTTAATTTTTTGGCAAGCACAGCAAGAGGGCCTTTTGAACCGTCTTTAACTGTACTAAATTCAGAAAAATCAAATTGTGCACCAAGCTCCGCAAGCTCACCTGATTGCTCCGCAAACTCTGTAGCTGTTAAACTACCAGTAGTGCCGTCAGGAAGCAAATAAAGCACGTTAGATTTGCTTTTAGCAAGTGTATCGTCAAAGTCAAATACTCTAGCTTTCTTTTTAGGTGCATTTTTATTCATTGCAGCGGCTTTAGCCTTGCTTAAAACACCTAATCTTTCATTAATTTCAGCAGTACTTAAATCTTTTGTATCTACACCAAGATCTTGCAAAAGCTTTTCGCCTTCTTTTCTTATGTTCTCTTGTGCAGCAGCGACCCCAGCTTCATTATAAACAGCCAGTCTAGCTCTTGCGGGTGTATTAACATCTTCAATTTCTTGTGTAGCTACTTTAGCAAACTCAAGCCACTGAGCTTCCGACATGTACTTCTTAACGGTTTGATAACCAGCGTCTATAGCTTTAGTTAAACTTTTACCTGCTTTATAAGTTGCTTTAACTGTACGTAATCCACCTACTAAAACATTTAAGCTAACGTCTTTTGCAGCTAATAATAAGAATGGATCAACCGCAAAACCTTTTGTACCAGTAAGCTCTGTAAGTTTAGCTATAGCTCTGTCTATAATAAACTCAACTTTATCTTCAGTTACAACCTCATTAGCAGCTTTTATAGCGTCAGGAGTTGAAGGACTTTCTACTCCTATTTCTTCAGCTACCGTTTTATTAGTCGTAACATTACTAATTTTATTTAAATCTAAATTAGCTGCTGACATTCTTTTTATGCCGGCATTATTATCAAGCATGCTAACTCCTTTTGGTAAAGACTTAGTTAACTTATTTTCAGCTATAAACTGATCATTCTTTTTTGATTGTAGTACTTGAAAAAAGTTTTTATTCCATTTAGGTTTTAGCTTGTTAACTTGGTTAAACTTGATCATAGGTATTAAGCTTAACCCAGCCACGTTAGCTGGAGGTGTGTGTTCTTCAACTGTTTTTATTCCTTTATTATAAGGACCTGTGGTCCCATGCTCAAATTTATCTACAATGTGAGTTATGGGTGCCGAAGTTTTAATCCAGCCTGATGTTGCCTGCAACGCTCCTGTAATAAACAAAGAGGCTAGTTCTATTGGAGCTCCATTTTTATTTACAGCGTCGTTTAATATTTTTACTATTAGATCACTTGCTTCTTGATTTTTTATAAATCCGGATTGATTTTCTTTTAAAAATTTTTTAGTAGCTTTTTCATTACCTTCAATTTTTTTAGGTATTGTAACCCTTTTCAAATCTGGAGTGATATAAAATTTATCATTTTCTCTAGCAGCCGCGAGAGCATCGAGCCATGCTCTTCCTTTTTTACCATTGTATAAGCCTCCTCTTGAAGGTCTAATTTCATTAATAAATTCCGCTGGAGGGTTATATAAATGTACTCCATTCTTATTTATTGAGGCAAACTCTCCTTTTACAGAGCTTCCGTCAAATAATACGTAATATTTAGGAGATTGTTTTGTAGGTCTACTTAAAGATTGTGCTCCAAAGTTTTGTAATTGTGATGCTTCAAGGAGCCAAGATGGTATTTTATTAGTTTTTATAAAATCCAACATTTTTGCTTGTTTAGCTTTTACATCCGTTTTTGAGTCAATAGTTATTTGATCAATTCCTAATAATTTATGTATATTACCAGAATTTATTTTTTCTCCAGCAATTTCAATATATATTTGTTTTTGGCTGTCTGTTAGTTCATTAGTAATACCTACATTATTAGTTATCTCAGACTTTAGTTGATTTAAATCTTTGTATTTTGTTTGTAAATCTTTATCCGTACTTAATGCTTTAATTGCTTGCGATGATGCAACAGATACAGCTACAGCTTCTTTAAATCTTGCTTTTCTATTAGATCTAGTAGTTTTAGCTACACTAGGGTCGTTTAAATAATTTAATAAGGCATTAACTTTTGTATTTTCAAATGCAGCCTTTTCAAGCTTACCATCTTTAAATACAAGCATACCTGCGTCTTCAAATGGATTTACAGATACACCGGTTTTTTCATCTTTAGCTCTAGCCATTCGCATGCCTTCAACAGTTAGCATGTCATATAAAGGCGCTGCGTTTTGTATTACTTTATCAGAAAATTGTTTATCACTTACTTTATCTTTACCAAAAAACTTATCAACAGGATCTTTAAAAGCTACTTTAAAATCATTTGCTATTTGGCTTTTAAACTTTTTAGTATCAGGATTAAAGTGTTTAGCTACTATATTTTTAACTTTATTATTGTCAAGTTTTAATCCAATGTTTTTACCCGTATCAACCCTATCTTCAGCAATTGCAAAATCAACTCTTTCGTCGGAGGTTAGCTCCCGCGCCTGCGGAGCCTCTAAACTAGCTGCCCCCTCTGTTACTTGTTGACCAACTTTTTCATCTAATATACGCTTACCTCTATTTTCTAAATTACGTACAATATATGTAGATAACTTTTGCCCTTCTTCTGGTTTAAAAGATTTATATAAACCTCTTAATGATGACGAAGGATTTTTATCAGTGCCGTAAGTTAAGTCAGTAATAAACTCAGCTTTTGTTTCAGCTTTTTCGCCAAACTCAGAATATTCTTTAAATAAAGTATTTGCAACCTTATTTAATAAAGGCTGCATTTTAGGAACTACAACATTATTAAATACCTCTACTGATTTAGGGTTAGCATCGTGTGCTTTATTTATTTCAGTAGCATTTTTTATACTAACTTCAGAAACACCCTCAACTTCTTGGGCTTCAATAACTGCGTCTTCAGCAATACCTTTTATTCTGTTTTTTGCTTTAATAAAAGATTTTTTATAACTTTCTAAAGTTGTTCTATATTCATCTTCAGGAAGTTTATCTTTTTTAGCATTTAATTCATTTACTCTTTTTAATTGTAAATCTTTTAAATCTTCAAATTTATTTATTTCGTCAATATTTTGCTTCGAAAGCAAATTGAAAACTCCATTGGCTCTTACCGTTATATTTTTTAATTGATCTTGAGTATCGTCTATTTCTTTTTGAACTTCGACCGCTACCTCGGTATCTTCAGTATTTTTTAATTGCTGATTTAAATCTAATAGTCTGTCTGTTAATTTTTCAGTATTATTTTCTGGGTCTATTTCAGCTCTTAAGCCTTTTAAAGCTTTATAACTTTTTTTAGCACCTCTACCTCCAAGTCCAAAAACCACGGTTCCTGCAGCCGCCTGTAGAAAAGTTTCTGCCCCGTTTTCTAATATTGATTCCCAAGCCTCTTTGCCTGCTTCAATTACATCTTTGCCTTGCGCCAGTGAAGTGTTATAGGTTTCAACCCCTAACTGTCCTACTTCTGTTAAGCCTTCTCTTGTAGGCGATGTTAAAAAGTGTTTAACTAATCCTTTGCTAAAAAATTTATTAGCATTCATAGCCTCCCTTATGCCTTTTATACCAAATCTTTCAAGGCCTATAGACAATGTAGCTAGTGCTGCAGGAGTTCCTATTTCAAGTTCGTTGTCGTCTATTAATTTTTGATAAGCTTCTTGAATAGGTATTTCTTCTCCATATTTATACTTTGCTTTTTCAATATTATAATCCCTAATCATTGGCCCGGCAATCTGCGGTACAAGCGTAGCCCCATATGTAAAAACAGCAGGAATAGCGCTAGCACCTACGTTGGCAGTTCCATTTATAACACCTGCTAATGCTTCTCCTAAATCACCTTCTTTAATACCTTCTTTTATGCTAGCTGATGGGGGAAATAGTTTTTTAATATCCTCTGATTGCTTTACTAATTTTTGTAAAGTTTCATTTTCCTTCCTATTTTCAATTTTACTTTTATCAAATTCTTTAAACCTGACATCCCTCATTGTAGTTCCAAAAACAGGCTCTGCATCTGCGACATTTTCAATTGCACTTAATGTGCTTACCGCTACACCATTTGCCATATCCATCCAATACGGACCCGGCATTCCTCCTAACCCATCTGGTCCCATAAAAGTATAGGCTATATCAGAAACTCTTTCTTTAAATGTAAAAGGTTTATTGGTTTTGGGATTAATAGGCCTTACATATTTTTCCGGAAGAAGCTCTGCGTTCAACTCCCCTGTTTGTCTGTAATTTTCAAAAGCTTCTTTTTGTTCGCCCCTAAACTCTCCTTGATCAAACCTAGCTTTTATATTGGTTAAATCCTCTTCATTATACTTTTTAAATTCTTTGCTAGCGGCATAATTTTCAAACTCTTCTTTTGTAACTTCTTGATTATTTATAGAATAAGGAACTTTGCCTGCTACACTATCTTGTTTTTCAACAGCAATAGGTTCTACTTCAGTTGCTTCTTTAACAGTATTTTCACCAAGCATTTCTGCTTTTTTACTATCAATAGCAGCTTGCACTTCTTGCTGAGACTTGCCTTGTGACTCCAATGACTGGGCTAATGCAATTAATTCTTGCTTTTGTGCTTCTGTTAGCATATTATTTAATTCCGTATTTATCCATTAAACCTTTTCCTGTAAAATCTAAAGAATCTAAATAATCATCAATTGAAGGTTGCGTTTTAGTAGCTTTATTTGGTACACCTAGTGCTGCTAAATAGTTTCTAATAAACTGCTCACTATCGTTTAAATCTTCTTTAGATATATTTATAGTTTTGCCTCCGGGTACATCCATAACAAAATTATTAGGATCAGTTGTAGTTTGAGAAAAACCACCTTTAGTTTCTGTAATTTTTGCATTATTAATATTTATTCCTGTATCTTTAATTATGTCTTCATAATTAAAAGACTTGTTAACTGGCCCCATTACAGATTGCCCAAAAGTTGTTGATTTATTTATTAAACCCTGTACCCTGTTTAAAAGTGCATCACTAGATTTAGCGTTTTTACCACCGCCTTTTTCAGAAGCAGCTTCTTCTCTAAGTTTCCTTTCTCTTTCTGTGGCAAGCATAATAGAACTTTCATCCTTTCTTATGTTAGCTAAATCACCTGTATTTTTTTGCTGTAATTCTGCAACCTTTAATTTATTAGCAGCAAGAGTTTCTTCTAACATGTTTTGAGCATAATCTTCTTTTACCTGCTCTTTTAAAAACTTCAGGGTATCCATGTTTGTAGGCTCAATAATATTACCATTTTTATCTTTTTTGCCATCTATCATTTCTGACACCTCTTCATAACCAAACCCGCTTTTTGTTGAATCAAGCAAATATGACTTTAAGCCCATTCTTAAATCTCCATTACCTAAGGAATCAAAATAACCGTTAAAGCTATCATCCGCAGATTGTTTAAACCAAGGCTTTAAAACCTGCTTACCATCTACCTCAACAGTTAAGGGGTCTATTGTAGACTCATACATAGGAACACCTGTTACAGGATCGGTTTTTGAAGTTATTTTTGACATAGCTGCGCCCCTCTTTGTTTCCATAATATTTGCAATATCAGCTTCTCTTTGTTTAAAAGCTGTGTTTTCGGGTGCTGTTAATACTCTAGGTAATTGTTCAAATTTTTCTATAGCCGCTTCTATGGGTTGTTTGTTCCCTTCAGAGTCTGTCCATGTACCCGTTAGTTGCATTTTATTATTTTTACCAAAAGTGTAGCTTACATCAGCTCTCCCTGTGCTCATCGCCGACAAAAACTCTATTGTTTTGGGGTCGTTAGCACCAGACTGATTATCATTTTCTACACTTTCCATATATGTAGCTATATCTGCATACAAAATTTTTTCAGCAGCTTTATAAGCCGGTATTTGAGATTCTAACGTCATTACAACCTTGCTGTAATCTGCGGCAGTTAATGAGCCGTTATCTCTTGATATTTTAGCTTGGTTTAACCTGTCAACTAGCATATTAGAAAAATCAATACGACTATCATTTAAGGCGCCCGCGTCGTCATCAGCTTTTAATATAAGACCCTCTCGGGTTCCAGCGTCTATTTTGTCTAGCGCTAATTGATTAGCAATTTCTTTCTGCCTTGTTATTACTTTATTAGCCTCCCTATCGCGACCTTTTTGTATACTTTGGCTTATCATAGCCCCAAACTTCGTGCCCCTTTCTATGCCTCTATTTATATCGGCTTCTAAATCGTATTGTGGTACATTTGTCACCTTGTAATCAAATGCTCCTAAGTTTCCGTATCTACTCATCCTTTTTCTGCAAAATATCCAGTTGCTGCACCCGCTGCGGCTTCTGATAGGCCGCTTAACAACATGCCTCTTTGTTTTTCATATGCTGCGGATTTTTGAGCAGCTTTTTGATTGGCCATTCCTAATTTGCTTGCTAATCTATTGTATTGCATACCTTGAACATCCATAGCTCCTTGCCTACCCATAATGTCTGCTTGCATACCGCTTTGTGCTGCAAACTGGTTAGCTGCAGTTGCTGCTTGTGCATTAGCCATGTCAACAGCCTGGTTGCTGCGAAATTGCTCCATTGAAAATTGATTTTGGGCTCCTGCATTAAATTGATTCATTTGTGCTTCTTGCCCAAATTCTGCTAGTTCAAACTGATTAGCAGCTTGAGCTCCAAATTGTGCCGCTTGGTTCATAGCTCCCGCGTTAAATTGAGAAGCTTGATTCATAGCTCCCGCGCTAAATTGAGCAGCTTGATTGGATGCGCTAGCATTAAACTGCGATTGCCCTAAATCAAATTGAGAAGCTGTATTGCTTTGTCTTAATTGATCTCTTTGCAATTGCATTTCACCCTGTGCTCTCCGCATTTCATTTGCCTTAACTTGTTGGTCAATATCAGCTGCAATTTTAGATTTAGACTTCGCTGCAGCTGCTGCTAAGGCCGTTGCACCTCCTCCCCCAGTTCCTGCTTGTGCCGCTAGATCTTGGCTTGCCGCTAACGACTGGTCTGCCTCTTGAGCAGCTAATTCCGCCCCTGCTGTAGAAACTTGAAGATTATTAAACTCGTTTGTTAAGCCTGTAGCGTCCCCGGTTAAAAGAGGCCCTATGTTAGTGCCCTGGGCCGTGTAACCTTGGGCTTGATAGCCTGTAGCTTCATAGCCAGTAGCCTCTCCTAGAGTTGGCATTTCAGCTGTTGCTGCGCTTCCTAGTTGTTGAGCTTTTGCTGCCACAGGATCGTAGCTAGCTCCTTCTATACCCTCAAAAGCATTTTTAAATTTAAATGCGTCAACTTTTGCCATTGCGGCAGCTTTAGCTTTTTCTGCTTTTGCAGCAGCTCTACGCTTTCTTTTCCTGCCAAATAAAGATCCAATACCTTTTATGAGACCTCCAGCCGCCCCAACACCAGCAGCAATCAGCAAGGCAGAGCTCGCCTCTACAATATAAGGTTCACTTGTTATTTCTAATAAAATCTGTGTAGTCATTTTTTGTGTATGAATAATTAAAATCTTCTAACTCGTCTAAATCTGTTAACTTAAGAGGGTTTTGAAAAACATTTTGAAATATACTATCTTCATGAGCATAAATTGCTCTTTGCGTGCCACCTTTGGAAAACCCCATATAAGGAGCAATATAATGTTCCGCAATGCCATTAGTTACTATAGTAATAGATCCAGTTAACAAAAACCAAACATGATCTCTTTTGTGTATTGCGCTAACCACCGCTGCGTCTTCTGCTAATTCCATTCTTCTTAAATATAACCCATCTGTAAAATCATGTACTAATTTAAAAACTTCTTTAAATTCTCTAACAGCTCTACCATTATTATGGGCAAAGCTTTCAGTTACTTCTTTTGAATAAGCATTAGTTAAAAGATTATTAATTTTTTTTTCAAAAGAGTATGCTATTATTTTGTTCTTAATTAATTTAATTAAATTCATATAATATTATTGACTTGAATAAACCGCTTCTGAGTTAACAGCAAACAGTTCAGCTTTGTTAATTGATTTATCTACCGGTAGCTTTAAGCGAGTACGCATAAATGTACCTTTTGTTCCCGACACAAGCTTAGTTGCGTCCGCCACAACAGCACCAGATGAAACTTTATATGTTGTTTCTTCCGACACTATTGGTGCAAAATACTTACCTTCTTTTTCTTCAAAAGGAAATTTAATTATCGTACTCATTAAGCTTGATTTATTGTTATAGTTTGTTTTGCAATTGCAGATCCTGTAACTCTAGCGTTGTTATAAGGCTCTATTTCAATGTCTGCCGTTCTGCTTGAGCCTGTAGTGTTATCTTCTACGTTAATAGTAAAAGGATAATTTGAGCCTAAAAAATCAATTCCATCAGGATCAACAACTTTTGATCCAGCCGAACCATTTAATAATAGCCAAGACGGTGTTGAGCCGCCGCTGATAACAGCAGATATTCGTATTGGAACTGTAGCTCCATTAGAATTGGTTATAGTTGTATCTGTATTGCCTGAGGCTGTAAAAGATATTGAACCAACATATGTACCAACAGATGCTGTGACTTCACCTGAACCTGTTATAGTCGAGGTCGCTGTTAAATCAGAAGCGCTAGGTGGTATTACAATAACTTTTTCTAAATACTCTTGTGATACATTATCTATTGTTGTGCTTGATATAGAGTAACCAGGAACGTCATAAGCAAGACTATATGAGCTAGGTAGTAAAACTTTGTCTGTGCCACTAGCTGTCCATCTTAAGGTTGCTGTCCTGGTTGTATTAGCACTATAAGGACTATTACTATATGCGTTACCAGCAGAAGTGCCAGCAGGTGTGGTTAAACCACCGCTAGCGGGGGTTGCCCATGTTATAAGCGGTAAAACTGTTGCTGCACCACTTACTCCTAAAGAATTATTTGTTGCTGTTGTGGGTACAAGCAAAGGGAATGTTGCTAAGACGTCTCCATTGTTATACCCCAAGGCAAAATCAGTAACATTAGTACCATTACCCATGCCACTGTGGACGCTGCAATAATAGTATAATGTAGGAGTAGTAGCGGATACAACTATTTGTGTATATGCACCAGCAGAACCAGGTGTTCCATTATAGGTTACTCCTGTTGTATATTCAGTCCCACTCCCGTGAGTGCCATCAGATGTTGTGCTAAATTTTAAAGGATGGCCTGTGTTAGAACTATTACTTTGATCAAATATATATGTTTTGCCTTTTGTTAAAATTAGTATAGGCTGCTTTAAAGCCTCTATACCATTGGGGGCATCGTCTATAGCGTATTTATTCGGGCTATAATTTCTAACTAAAACATTCCTAGTTACAGTAGATGCTGGTACAGCTTGAAGAGTCGTTAAACCGCTTGTATTTGCCACTATATTACCTGGATCTATATAGTGTGTAGAAGTTGGTGATACTGTTAAAACTAAATTATTTGCACCAGATGTAGTATATGTTGCAAGAGCAGGACTAACAGCTCCATTAGAAACTGAGTCTCCAACACTCACTGTTAATAAACTAATTTCAAATATTAAGGCAGCGCCTGTCCCTGATATTGTTACGGTTTTTATTTCATCGCTAATTCCAGCTGTTCCTGTAATTAAAAATACTAAATTATTATTTGTAATAGCAGAAGGATTTTGTACTCCAAGGCCGCTTCCGGTTAAAACAACATCAGTGATGTTTTCAAACTCATAATCTGAATTTTTAGGCTTAGCGGTAATGATCCATTGAACAGATTCCCCGTTTTTAGCGTACACAGATTGCTCGCCAGTTATTACGCTATTATCAGCAGCACCGCTTAATTGCAATGTTAACAAACTAAAGCTTTCTAAAGCAGGCTCGTTGCCTACAGAAGAAATATCTGTTTGCATAAAATCTAATTCCCAACCCGTAGTCCCTTCATAACTTATATTATTAAAAGTTTTTATTGTTGAAGGATTGTCGTTTAATATAGGCTCTATATAAGATTCAGCCGCGCTTGCACCATAAAAGGTATTCCTATTAACGCTTTCACTGTTATGTTTCCATAATTTGCCATTTTTAAAAGTATAATAAACGTTATTTAAACTTAATCCGCCTTCTTGTTCAAAAGATTTAAAACTAGTCCAGCCCTGGCTTCCTTCATCAAAACTTATAGTAAAATAACCATCTATTGCTGTGGCAACATTGGTGTCTTTAAATCCACTAAACCCTTTACCTATTAAGGTTAAATTATAAAGATTATTATATTCATCATAAGAACCGATAATTTCGTCGGATTTAGCTAAAGCATCTCTAAAAAAATCGCTCATTCCGTTTTGCGATATTTCAACTAAGCCGTTCTGAGATAATCTCATTACACTGCCCCTACTCTTATCAGTAAAGTATTTAGCATAACCATAATATGCAAACGACATAGGATCTTTAGACATGCCAAATTCTCCCGCGTATGGAGCAATGGTACCCAAAAACTGAGCACTTGTTGTTACAGGTATCGCACCACCTTCTGCAGAATATATAAAGTCTTTATTAACTGGCGATCTTGAAATCTTATCTTCTTGAAAAATAATTATTTGTGTATCATCAGCAAAAAGCTTTTGTACTGATCCATCTTGAGGATCTAAAGATATTGTTAAACCGCCTTCGGCTTCATTAAATTGGTTTATATAGTTTATATTTGTTCTAGAATTAAATAGACCACTTGAGTGAATTAATGTATTAAATCTTCTTTCTTCTGCAAAATTTTCTTTTACAACATAAGCTCTAACACCTATATCAAAAGATTTTTCGTTATATCCAGCTCTAAGTCTATTTATTTCAATGTGAGTTCCTGAACTAAAAGTTAATAAATAACAATTGTAAAATTGTATATCTACCGCTGTAGTTGTCAAATCAGATATTAATCCTCCAGTTGATGTTTCAAAAAATATATCTAAATCCGACTGAAAGGGTTCAGTTTCAAAAACGCATATACCCGAGGTAACCGTGTCTGTAGGAACATTAGCGGTCCCAGCAGGGTTGTTTATAGATTGTACTTTAGTTAAGCTAGCAGTGGTTTTATTTACTCCCCCTAATATTTTAGGATATACAGCTACGTTGCAGGGAGAAATAGTACCGCTTGTGCTTGGGGGTATTACTGCTGTTTGGTCTCTTGGTACTTTATTTATACTATCACCTAGTCTTGCTACAGTGTTTAAAGCTGTTATACCAGAAATCCAATTATAATATTCTTGCTCTCTTTGTTTTACTACAATTCTATAAGAGTAACACCAATCTAAACTTTGTAGTGCTGTTATTGTAGTTTGTGCAAATGCTATACGCAAAGAATTAAAAACGCTTGTACTGTCAGCCTCTCCTGTTGCTGCATCAATAAAAACAGTATCTCCCCCCGTTTCAGATAATAATACAGGAGTTTGTCTTCCAAATTTATCCGCTAAAACTACGCCAACTTGATATGTTCTTCGAGACTTAACTGACATACTGTTATCTAGCTCTGTATACCTAGCTGAGGCTTCTCCGGTTCTTGAAACCGTAAAAGATACGTTAGGTATATCAAAATTTTGCAAATAATTGCCGTATACTAGTCTACCACCAGCTAGCTCTTGTGACTTAGCTATTCTTGGAACAGCGTCTGCTACTCTTGTTAATTGATCAGAGGGTAGCGTTTTAAATGGATCTTGTGACTTGTAAAAAAAGTTTACACTTGTTTCTGAAGTTAAAACTTTGCTTTCTACCACATACAAAGCACCACTTCCGGTTTCTTTATATATAAGCTCAACTTTATCAATCGCTAGCCCTTGAGGGGTTGGAACTGAAAGCTGAACAGATTTTATTGCATTAACAAAAGTTTCAATTTCTCCAAAATCATTTATATCTGAAGATATTGTATCCACATTACCCAATCTTGAAAAACAAATAGGAGTAAAGGGAGCTAATATACTATATTCACCGTCTTCAAATTTATATCTATATGAAAATCTAATTAATTTATTTTCTAAAAAATTTGATGTAATGGGGTTGCCTTGCTCATCTAAGTTTGAAACCCCTACAATTGAAGCAGCTTTATAAGGAGCAGGCTTAGCGACAGAAATAACGTCGTCTATGTTTGCTGCTAAATTATATCTACCTGGTGTGCTTCTAGCTGTTTCAACGTTTATTTTTCTAGGAGGATTTCTATCATCTGTAAAAAATAAAAGTTCATCAACTAAATTAATTCCTGTTATAGGATATTTTTGATGAAAATTTAAGGCGGCACTATTAACTATTACTGTAGATTTATTTGCTTTTTGATTGTATTCAATTATTTGGTGACTGCCAGAATTTATTTCATTGTAAGAATTATTATTAGTTATAAAATAATATATTCTATCATTACCGTTATCTCGATATTCACCTATTTTTTTTGCATTAGATATTGCTGTATCTATTATAAGCTCATTACCTAATATGTTTTCTACAGCCCCAATATCTGAGCTTTCAGATTTACTTACATTTATATTTAATGCTTCTCGATATTCACCGGGCTTTAGCATTTTATCGTCTAAATCGCGATTCATTCGACTCGCGTTAAACAATCTTTTAATTTCTGGCATATATTCTAGTGTTTAATCCACTTTGATTTACCTCTAAGCACTTGCGTTAATTCTTCAAGCTTTAAATTGCTTAATCTAAGTTTTGCATTGCGCATTTTTGCAGCAGCTTCTTTTTTATATAAAGCAGCAGCGCCAGCGGCAGATGGCCGTAGCTTTGAAAGGTTATACAGCATGTTTGAATACACCGCATCTTCTGCTAATTTAGGAACTAATACGTTGTCAAAATTACCATTATCTCCAAGGCCATCTGATATGTATTGTATAGATATTAAATCGCCTTCGCTAAAAGCAGAATCAAAATATATTTTACCAGCTTCTAAATCCAAAAGATAGGTGCCATTTGAATTTTGTCTTTCAGGCTCAGACCCATACCTAGTATCATAACTGGTTACATCATTGTCATCAAAATAATCTTGAAAATCTTTTTTCTTTAATTCAACTTTAGATTCTTGAAATCTAGTAGCTGTTTCTGATATTTCGCTAAAAGTTAAATTTCCTTCTTGATCGTATATATATTTAAAGTCACCGTCTTGAGCAACGGCTTTTGTAGCCTTACTGTTTTTTGAATTTTGAATTGTTCTATGATTGCCTTCATTATCTACATAAGAAATTTTAACATAATTTACGTAGTCAGAGGGTAAAGATAATTGTAATGTAGAGCTTAATTCAATTTCTAAATTTTTTTCAGCATGAAAAATGTCATAGCTAAATTCTTGAACAGAACGTTGTGCCCAAAAAGCTACTTCATATCTAGGTACTTTTGTAAGTATTTTATCATCTCCCACATAACCAACAATAAAATTGCTTATAATATCATTTAAATGAACTCTACTATAGTACCCAGGGATCGCTGTCCCCGTCCCGCCTTCGAGGGAGGAATAATTATCTACGTCTAAAGGTTTTCTTGATATTGCCATTATTGTTCAGTTGCTTGTATTTGTTGTTCTTTTCCTTGTGCAAACCCCGCTATGTCAGCTTGTTTTATGGTAACTCCTGCTAATGTAAGTATTTTATATACTAATTCTGAATATTCAGATGTGTGAAGCTCAAAATTTAATGATTTAGCGGTAGCTGAATAATCGTCCGTAGAAGGATTAAAAGCTGTAGAATCATATATAGGCTTATTAGGCACTCCAGATGCAATCTGGGACGCCGTAGGCATTATATAACCCCACTTTGGAGCATTAGGTTTCTTTAAATATTCTATATTAACGCCTGAGGTTATAGAACTTGGGTAAACCTTTACAGCACTTCCGTTTATTGTATATACAGGCTGTGTTGAAACAGGGTATGTTAAAGGCGATTGGTTTATAAACTTAACGTCCTTGTGCGAAACAAAGTCTGCTTCTATGCTATTTACCTGAACGCTTCCTAGCTTATAAAAATCTGCAGGAAATGCCCACGCTCCGTTTGCTTGAGACAAATCGCTACTGTTATAAAAAATATTTATTTTTTCTGCAGTAGTTATTATAGGATCTGAAAAATCAGCATTATACAATCCGCCTGCCTCATACATTAATTGTTTGTTAAAATAACTTTCAAATATTTCATTTTGGGCTATATCAGCAAATCTATTGTATTCTTCAGGTGTTATATATCCTCTATTATCTTTATTAGCAATAGTAAGTACACTCTGGTATACGTCGTTTATATTTACCATGTTTAGTTTATTAATTAGTGAGCATAGAGTTAATTTCTCACTCTACGCCCTTTATACTACGAAATTTTTTTCATAATAGACTTCATTAAATCAACACCTTCATCTGTTTTAAAGTATGCCGCTAATGCGCCATATGGGTGTTGATCAAAAGGCACTGTCATTACCTTTTTACCATTTGCTAATTTGAATACAGTTCCGTCATCAGTTAGGTTTAATATACCCATTTCAACAGCTCTATTAGCAAGGTTTCTTAATTTTATATCCTCATCTTGAGATATTTCAATAAATAATTCAGGCTCATTTTGAGCAAATCTATAAGCATCTCTTTTGAGTTCTTTAGATGTCATACCTGTTACGGCTGAACCTAATTCAGTTCTCATAATAGCTTCTAAATGCTCAATATCTAGCGTTTTAACTAAATTTAAAGCTTCAAGCTCTAACTCTAAGCTTTCAATTTCATCAGCCGCTTCTGCAACCTCATCAATTTCGCTCCAAAGGCTGCCTGCATTTGGATGATATATTGATAAAAGCTTCTGCAAGGGCTGTTGTTGCCTTGGCACTTCTAAAACGCCATCTAAAAATGTAACATGCCCTAATGTAACGTAACCGTCTTGGTTACTTACGAACAAAGACTTTTGATTAGTAGCATATCTTATTTCTTTATTTTCACCTGTATTTTCATCAAACCAAAATAAAGGTTTTCTTGTTGTATGCTTAGACTGTATTGTCCAGCTTATTGGTGATCTATCCTGTGATAGAATATAAACCCTATCTTTTATTTCCCATCCTTTTTCAGGATCAGATACTCTTTTTTTTGCTTGTGCATTCATAATATAATATAATAAAAATAAAAAGAGGTTAGGGTGGCCGAAACCACCCGTCCTCTATTAATCACTATGCTTTAAATAATACAAAGTTATTAGCACCTTGTACAATTAAACATCTTTCAGATAGATAGTGCATTCTCATTTCATCAATTGGAGATGAAGAAGCGCCACCTACAGATCCAGTAACCCAAGATTTCATTTTTCTGTTTTCAGTTTCAGAAGCTCTATATCTTACGTGTAGGAAAGGTCTCTTAATGTTTTTCCCAAGATTTTGGTCGTAAACTGTTGAAGTACCAGCAGGAACTAGTACACCTTCAACGTCTCCAAATCCACCTCTTGTTGAAAAATCATTTAGATATTTCCAGTCAGTTTTGTAAAAATCATAAGAACCTCTTCTGTATCCAGTAAATCCTAGATTAAGAGCCATATCCTCACTGTTGTTAAATACACCGAAAGAAGTACCTCCAGAATATCCACCATTTTGTTGTGCAAGAATATCATCGATTTCTAAAGAAAGATCTCTTCCTAAGAAAAGCATGTTTTCTTCAATAGCACCTTGCTTGTCTAGTTGCTTAAGTACAGCATCAAAATCTGTTAGAGCACCACCAGAAACCTGCGCACCAAAGTCAGAGTATACATTACCTCTTGCTTCAATAGCTTCAAAGAAACCTTCAGTACCTTTAGCGGTAGCTGTAATATTTGAATCATAAAAATCCAAGGTAGCCCCAGTGTTCAATTGCTTGACACCTTCAACCATAGACATTTCTAGATAGTCTTCCCAACGTAGCCTGTTTTCGTGCTCAGACTTCAAGTACCATAGGTATCCAGAAGCTCCATTTTCAGAAGTTACTTCAATCCAACCGATCTGAGCAGTGTCAGAACCATTAATTGAATAGTGCTCCTTAAGAATAATAGGAGAATTGGTAAACGTAGCGTAGCTAGGATCTAGCTTTTCGTTAAAGTTACCAGTTCCTTTTGCAAATTCAGATCCGTAAGCAAGAGCTGTAAATCTTTCAGCTGCAGTAATAGCAGGAATTCCAGTCAAAGATTTAACTTGGAAATAATTTCCAGATACGTTGGTTACAATACCTTTGATAACAGCGCCAGTTCCACCAACAGCTGAAGTTGCTGAAGATTGAGCTTGGATCATTACTGTTTGTCCTTTACGGAAATTAACAGCAGTTGTTCCTTGTGAAGTAACACCTAGGCTGGTAGGCTGAGCTGTAGGAACGTTAAAGTTCAATACAACACCCCCGTTAGAAGATGCACTTGCTGTACCAGCAGTTGTTCCCGAAGTAGGCATTGTGCCAGCAGCACTTAGATAAATAGCGTTAGCATATCTTGTGTGCAATCTACCTTGCTCAGTCCAAATAATTTGATCTGAAGTAGAAGGCATCTCCGCTGATACCATACGAAGGAAAGATCCAATAGAGCGATTTCCGTATCTCTCTACTTCTTGTTCGTACACATCAGGTAAAAATTGTTGAGCCCATTGATTGAATGAGCTATCTGTAAAATCAATATAGTTACCAGTATAAAGAGCTTTGCTTTGAGTTGGTTGCAAAGCTGCTGGTATTCCACTTGTAAAAGCCATTTTTTAAATTTTAAAAATTATTTATTCCATTTTATGCGCAACCTATTTGAGGAATCGTTTTCAACAACTCTAACTTTACTATTTGAATTTTGTACAGCTGAATTATCGCTGCGAGGGGTCATATCAATATTTTTAGATTTTTTTACCGTTTCTTTTATAGCATCGGCACGGCCTTGCTCATAGAAATGGGCTGCTAATTTATCAGCATTCCTTCCGGCAAATAAAGCTTTATGATAATCACCAACTTTTTCCATTTCGCCTTCTTTGTTTAAATAAGGCTTAATAAAGTTGTCAATTGTTGATTGAGCTGTTTTTACTTTTTTTGTATCATCTACTTTGAACCTATATTTTTTTTCTCCAACTTTAAAATCAAAACCTTTGAATTCTTCGCTAAAGAAATTATTTGTTCTAGTGTCAAATGTGTTTTTTAATTTTTTTGCTCTTTCCTGTATTTTAGTTGCTTCGTTATAAAAGTCGTGAGCCTCTTTGTATTCTTCAGGTACTTCATTTTGCTTTCTTAACTTAAGATCTGCATAGTATTTTTCCTTGGAATCATTAAAATGCTTTTGAGCTTTATATAATTCTTCTTTAAATGCTAATTGCTTTGCTTTAATTTCAGAAGGTTCTGCAACCTCTTCATCATAAGCAAAATCTTTTTGCATTAAAAAATTAATATCCTCGTTATTTAAATGAGGTTTATTATTTTTATAATATTCATAAACTAATGTGGTATTATCCATTTTAGAATAGTCTCTATTAAGATTAACATAATCTTCCAAAGTACCATTCGTATCTTGCATAAATTCTACTAGCTTTTGAACATCTTCTGGGTATTCGTTTGTTTGTACAACGTCTTGTTCAGCATCTTGTACAATTTCTTGTTCAGATTCTTCTACAACCTCTAACGCTTCTTCTTCTTTTTCTTCACTTTGTTCGGTAAGCTCTTCAATGCTTTCTTGCTTGTTTTCTTCACGAACTTCTTCGCTAGCTTCGGATTCGTCGCGTACAGATACCTCATCTGTGCCTTGCTTTTCACTGGCATTGTTTTCTTGTGTTGGAGGGGTATCAACATTAACGCGATATACGCCATCGTCTTGAAACCCGTAGTTAGAATCTACTTCGCCACTTTCTATTGCTTGTTCAAGCACTGCAGCTTCTTTTTCTTGCGGTGAAGTTTCTTCATTAACTTCAACCGCTTTTACTTTAACGTTTTCTTCCATAAGATATAATATAATAGTTTAATTTACTTTGCTTCAAACCTAGATAAATCAAAACCGCCTAGTACATCGTTGCCTTTCGACTCAAATGACTTTTTTGGTTTTTCTGTTTTAGGTGGGCCAGCTATAGAACTTACTGATATTTTTTTATCAGCAATTCTTTCTTGCGTTTCAGATTGTTTTTCAACTAATTCTTTTTGTGCAGATAATTCTAATTCTTTTAATTTTACATTAAGATCATATTCAAATTGCATAAGCTGCTTTTTTGTTTCAGCTTCAAATTGCATTTTCTTAATATTTAGTTCATTTTCAGCAGTAGATATTTGAATAGCAGAATCAGCTTTAACCTGAGCAGCTTGCGATTTTGCATTTTCAATACCAATCTGTGCTTCACCCTGGGCCTGGGCTTGAGCTACCGAAGCGGCTTGCGCAGCTTGTTGGTCTACAGCTTGTTTCTTCAGTCTTCTAAACTTAAGCAATTGATTAGCTAGTTTAATATTCCTAACCTCTCTTATATCAATAGCGTCTTCTAAAAATATGCTCTGTTGTGACAAAGCCATTTGTATATTAGCTTCTAAAGCTGCTTTTTCGTTTTCATCTGGTTGCAGATCTAAAAATATTCCAAAATCATGCAAATGTAACTTATCTAACTCTCTTAAAGAGCCTACGGAGAATTGTCCCAAACTTGTTATAAACGCATCTCTTGTTGGATGAAATTCTAACACATCTTTAAATCTTGTTGATATTGCTTCGGCTAAGGTGATAGTAATAAAAAGACTAGAGTCTAATATATGCCTTGTAGCAACATTGCTATTAGCAGCCGCCATTTTTTGTACACCAACTAATGCTTTAGGGTCAGGATCAGAACCATCACGCGCTTCATTAAGCCCTGTAATGTCTCTTATCATCTGTAGGTATTGGTTATATGCACCAATTAATAATTGCACTTGGTTTCCACCACCACCCGGTAATTCTTGAATAGGCACTTTTCCTGGATTAGGGTCTCCATCTACAGTTAAAGATCTACCGATAATAGATCCTGTTTGAAAATACATGTTTAATGCTTCTTGAGGATTGTAACTTGTGCCGTTGCCTAAGTCAATTTCCGCAAGTCCATCTGCGTCTATATAAACGCCTGAAGGAGTCATTCTTTGTATTGCTTGCTGCAGCTTTAAATGTGTTAGCTGAACTAAATCAGCATAAGGTGTCATTTTAGAAACTAAAGAGTCTATTTTACCTTTGTATATTCTAGGGGCGGCTACTATGTAATTCATTAATACTTTATTAGTATTTGAATGCGGCCTTACCATATTAGTTGCTTTTTTCCATTTCAAAAGCTTATTAGCACCCAATATATAAACCCCCTCATATATAACCTCTTGTGCTCTTGCTACTCTTTCAAACCTTGTTCTTTTATCTTTTGGTGGATCAAAAGAATCGTCTTTTTCTATTGCTTTTTCAGCGCCTGAAGATATTTCTTTTATTTTATAAACATTTTTCTCCCATGTTTTCCAATTAAAATAAAGAACCGTGGCTATATTATTATCGTAACTTTGGTCGCCCTCTGCATTATAATTTATATTATAATTTTGGTAGCCATTACTTTTTTTAGCAAGGTCTCCAATTTCTTCATTTGATAGTTGAGGAAATTGTTTTTTAAGCTCGTTTATTTTTATTGTTTTTACTTCTCCAAAATAATAACAATCTGAAAAATAAGGATCCTCTGTATAGGACCATATTAAATTTGCAGGGTCAACGTAGTCTAATTTTATACCATCTGTATTGTTAAAGGAATGCTTTACAGCCCCAATTCCTAGCACAGTTATATCATAATCAACCCTGGGTTTTATGTAATCATATTTATTTTGATTAAATATATTTTCTATAGCTTGCTCTTCAGCTATTTCAATACCTTGCTTATAATTAAGCTGCATAAATAGATCTAACTCTTCTGTTGAGCCTGGCAATTTTTCTCTTTCTATATTTCTTACATTAGCGCCTAATTCTTTTTCAATAAGTCCTAGCATTGAATCGGTATTCATATCTCTTTGAATACCCTCTACATACTGAGTTCTTTGGCCAGTAGATATGGAGTCTTCGCCTACAGCCCTTACATTGTACAGTCTATCTTGCATACCATTAACTACGATATCAACAAACTTAGGTATAATAGGTACAGGCTTCCAATCTAAATTAAGGTATGATAAATCTCCATTAATTGCAAATTCATCTTTGTATTTTCTAATAGATTGCTCGCCTCTGGCATATAATCTTAATCTATGAAAATTATCTTTAAGTTCATAATATTTGCCTTGGCTACCATTGCCACTATTAAACCACTCTTGTTCTATAGCCGTGGCTACCGCCGTACCGTATTCAACACTTTTTTTCTCAGAATCAGAAACAGCCTGACTAGGGAATTGAGAATACTTATTTTTTATTTTTGCCATATTTATTTAATTAGCGTACTTTGATCGCCCTCATTCTTATACTTAGAGAATGAAAAATTTAGTTTTTTTGTTGTTCGTTCTTGCCTTGGGCGATATAAATGTTTTCTACATGCCATTATAGCTAACCCACTGCTTATAGAAGCATCGTGAGCCGTACGTTTTGATATATCGAATTTAGCCCAGTCTTCTAATGTTCTTTGAAAATGCATATTACCGTGGTTATCGCCTTGATTACCAACGTTTTCTTCTATATATGATTCAATTGCAGCCGCGTGAGCTTGCTTTATGTCTTCTGATGTATTAGGTATACCACCTAATTCTATTTCAGATTTAGACAATGCACCCCGTAATTTATCAGGCCGGTTCATAGAAAAACCTCTATACCCTCTTCTTTTTAAATGATAAAGTAATCTTGGCTTGTTATTTTCTGCAAGTATTGGCATACCATAAAATGCTATCGCCATAAGTACATCTTCAAAAAAAACTTCTGCTGTTTGAGGTCTTGCGACATATTCTAAAAAGAATTTGCTTGACGGGAACTCGGGTTGCATTGAAAAGGTTGTTAAGCCATGTAACGCTCCGTTTGATCCTCCGCCACCAACAGTACCGGAAATATCATAACTATCACAACCAAATGCGCCGTAGTCTATATTACCAGGATATTTAATACCATTTTTTTCAATAATGTTATTTCTGAGCTCTAGCTTAGGTATCCAACTAATAAAAAATCTACCGTTTTTAGTAGGTGTCCAAATTACTTCTGTATCTTTTATTCCGTTTTTCCAAGAAAAACTCCCTTGAGCAACATAACCTTTTGAAGTCATTTCTTCGTTATGATCTATTTGCTCGTATATTTTTGTTAAATTAAATAAAGAATGTAATGTTTCATCCCTAAAAGCGTGTTTTTCACTTCTAGGAAATTGTCTGTAATATTCGTTTAATGCGTCCGCATCATTCTTTAATCCTTCTACCTCATTTTCCCAGTGCTCAATAACTCCCGCACGAATGAGGCCTCCATCAATTCCTTCAACCGGAGATGATGGTGTTTCGAACACAGGGTATCCATACTTATTAATGAACCCTTCGTAGCCCCATTCCATAGGTATGAACAAAGAATATAGTCCACTTGAAGTCTGTCCATTTTTATTTCGCTTGTTAACATCTGAGTTGTAATATAATTTTTTAAAATTATCACCGCCTTTATTTAAAGCGTTAGAGGTAGACCCCATCATGCATTTGCCAACAACTCTAGCGCCTAATCTTAAACAGGTTTTTGTAACTCTCCAGTTGTTTAATATATTATCAGGTCTTTCCCATTTACCGGATTCATCATGAACTAATAGTATTAGTTTTTCTCCATCATAACTATTATCTCCTGTATTTTTCCAGTCAATTGTTGTATCTAAACCCTGCCCTAATAATTCATCATCTGATTCTTTAAAAGAATTTCTAGTTAATCTTCTTGATGGTAATTTATAAGACAACTCTGTTTTTGGTCTTTCCATACCATCTTGTATGGGTTTAAAAAAGAATGGATAATTTACCGAGATCGGTACAACCTTGTCGGTAAACATTTTTTTCGCATCAGCACCCGTTTTCGATAATATACCGAACCTAGAGTCTCTTGACGTCGTAGCCACATTAACAGTTTCTGATGATGCCATGAAGCTAAAGCCAGACCGTCTATTCTTGAGGTAGCACATTCCGTAACACCTATAGTCCGCCTTACAGGCTTCCCAAAAGTAATAGAATATTCTGTTTGCCTGCCTAAATTCGGGCGCACCCACGTCAATCTTTGTCCAGTTGAGGTACATATAGTGTGACCCTGTAATGTAACACGGTTCACTGTTGCACATGAACCAATACCCATCATTCCTATGATTAAACTCAACATCAATATATTTATAGTATTGCTCTTTAGTTTGTTCTGGATGGTTTTTAAATTCATGTATTGATCTTATTCTTTTTAAAGATTCTGGTCTTTCCCTTCTTATAAATATTTGATCTTCAGCTTTTAGCTTTTGACCATCTATTTTTTCAGGGGTTTGAGGTATTGCTATCTTAAGACCTTGAACCTCATATATATCTCCGATTGTACCGTCTTTACTTATGACTACGCAATCTAAATCATCGTCGTAGCCGTACTTATATTTTTTAAGCCTATTTTTTTTTCTTACTTCTTTAGTATCGAGGTGATCTCTGGTAATGTTATAAAGTGATTGTTTATACATTATTTTATTCTATCTTCTACACCTAAAAATTTTACTTTATCTTCAGTTTTTTTATCTGACGACAACTCTTCTATTTTTTCTATAATTTTAAATGAGTCTTCAATTGCCACCCATTTAGCCTGCGCTGCTATTTTTGCTTTCTCAGGTTCTAATTCAACTAAATTAATTTTTTGTCTTATAACTTTATCAAGTTCAATTAAAGCAATTTCTGAAGCTTCAATTACTTTCTTCCTTCGATTCATATTTTATTGTAATTTGATTTGATAAAACTCTATATAATTTTTGACCCTCAATATTAAACTCATATTCAGAATCAGGCGTAAAGCCCACCACGTCTCCTATAGAGACTCCTAACAAGCTTAAAGCGTCGTTGCTATACACAAGCTCTCCGTGTAATTGTTTCTCTTTTAAAACGCTCCATTTTGATTCGTTGCTTATTGGCTTTACAAAGCAATAACCGCTTAAACATTTCCAGTTACCATTTCTTTTATAAGCGTATATTTGATCCGGTGCAACTAAGAATTGATTTTCATTTACAAAGCTAGATGAATTTTTTTCTTTACCATAAATATCAATCCATCTTCTAAAAACATTGTGATGCAAAATAACTTCATCTTCTTTTTTTATTTCGCTATCAAACATTATAGGTAATGATATTACTTTGCCAATTCTATTTGTATACATGTAATCCCTCTCGGATATTTCTGTATTAAGTATTAACTCTTTGTCTTCTACAGTCGTAGAGTTATTATATCTATTTTCAGAATATATAATATAATTGTAAAGTGATCGCATTAATA